TAAAAAACTGAATAAATTTAAAAATCTATACAAAATGAAAGGAGAGATATTATGTTTTATATTTACTCAAAAGAGAGAAAATCGAGACTCGCATTCACTGTTAATTTAACAGCCGACGAAGTTATGCAGTTCATGGAGGGAAATTTATTCCTAGATTATCCAGAGCTTACCCCATCAGAGCATGTTGTAATTGAGAGAAATGAGCCTTTTAAGTATCCGACATATGATGAAGATACAAATACTATAAGAGAAATGACTAGAGACGAACTTATAGAAGAAGATATCGAGGTTCAACTTGCTCCTGGAGAGTATATAGAAGACAAGAAATTAAAGAGTATTCCACAGCCGAGCTCTTACCATATATGGAATACTGTAACTCACACTTGGGATATAGACATGGAAGATGTTAAAAGAACTTTCAGACACAAGTTCAGAGAAATGCTGCTAGATAAGATGTTTGGCTCATATGAGCATAATGGAAAAGTATTCCAAATGCAAGAATATGATGAAGTTAATTTTATGAGAGTCAAGATGGCATTGGATATGGCAGGAGAAATCGAAGATTATGATGTAATTAAAGATGCATTAAGTACTTTAGGTATTCCTGTAGATGCAGAGCTAGAAGAAAAAATCAAAATGGCTATGAGAGCTGGAAAATTAAAGCAACTTTTAAAATCTCTGCCAACTCAATGGAGATTAAAAGATAATTCTATTGCATCTATTTCATTGGGAGAATTAAATCTAATTTACTTCTCTTGGATATTAAGAGTTATTGCTGCACAAAACAAATACACTGCTATAACTAAGAAAATAAGGGAGGTTTCAACAGTTGAAGAACTAGAAGCTATTAAATGGGATTAAATAAATTAAAGGTAGTTTTATATGGCTACCTTTTTTTAATTGGCTTAAACAGGCTTTCACAAGGTCATTTTTAGGAGGTGATTTTAAATGTATACATTATCAGAAACAAGTTTAAAAATGTTGAAAGGGGTGCATCCAAACCTGGTAAATTTTATGACAGAACTTATAAAAATAAGTCCCTGGAACTTTAAGATAACTGCTGGAGTTAGAACAGCAGAAGAGCAGAATAGGTTATACCAAAAAGGCAGAACTGCTCCTGGAGCAAAAGTAACCAATGTAGATGGGCGTAAACTAAAATCCAATCATCAGATTAAATTTGATGGGCTAGGTTATGCGGCGGATATTGGTGTAATTGTGAATGGAGAGTACAAAGGAACTTGGAAAGATTTTCACTACTATCAAGATATCTATAATACTGCTAACAAAGCAGGACTGTTAGAAAAGTATGGTATTGAATGGGGCGGAAATTGTTGGAGAACTTTTAAAGACGCTCCACACTGGCAAATTAAAGGAGCAGATAGAGTTGCTTATAAATGATTTTAGGAGGCTAAAAAATGGAAATGACTAGATTAAATACAATGCCAATTGACGACAAATACTGGGAAGTTTTAGAAGATTATACTTACAGAACATCTAAGGGACTTGTGACAGTTCCAAAAGGATTCAAAACAGATTATGCCTCAGTTCCAAGAGTTTTTAGAAACATAATTAATAGTTATGGTAAACATGGGAGAGCAGCTGTAGTCCATGACTGGCTATACTCTAGTAAATGTACTTTAGATGTAACTAGAGAAGAAGCGGATAAAATATTCTTAGAGATTATGACAGAATGGGGAGTAGGTGCAATAAAAAGAAATTTAATGTACAGAATGGTTAGAATGTTCGGAGCTAGCCATTTCAGAAAGGGTGAGTAAAATGGAAGATTTTTTTATAAGTGCTAAAAATGGTATTGCGATGGTTTGGACTGGTTGGATATCTATTCTTGTTTGGGCATTGGGAGGCTTTGATTTATCTGTAAAAGTACTTGTATTTCTTATGCTAGTGGATTATGTAACTGGAATTTGGGCTGGATACATAACTAAAACTGTGAATAGCACAAGAGCTTATCGAGGTATCTCAAAAAAAGTTTTTATTTTGATAATAGTTTCCTGCTCTACAGTTATAGAGCAGCTTGTGCCTAACGTTGGAATCCGTAATTTAGTTATAGTTTTTTATGTAGCTACAGAGTTTCTATCTGTTATAGAAAATGCAAGTAAGCTAGGATTGCCTATTCCTGAAAAATTAAAAATTGCATTAGAGCAATGCAAGGGAGATAAATGTAATACTAAAGATGCGGATCCAAAAGATGTAAAGCCAGAAAAATTAAAAGAAAAAGATTTTGATGAAGAAATTAAATAAATAATGGGGTAGGATTTAATCCTGCCCCTCTTTTTTTTATTGCTTAAAAGTATGAATTTATCGATAATTAGAAAAAAATAAAAAATATAAAAAAAAGTGTTGACATACTTGTACAAGTATGATATTATAGAAGTACCTCGAAGGAAGGAGGTGATAAAATGAAAATCAAATTTATAATTGTAATTGGTTCTTGGCAGTTCTCGATTACAATTATTAAAAAAGATAAGTAATTTATCCCCCTCTCCCAGAGGGGTAAACTAAGAATGATATGATCTTAGCTTCAACTACTTAGATTATATCACTTCTTAAATAATAAATCAAGGAGTGATGAAGATGCTAAAAGAATTAATGAACCACAATGAGCTAGGAGTAAAATTTTACAGAGATGAAAACGCAGTAATCTTTGTAGAAGATGAAAAAATAGGAGTTATCTTAAAATTATCTGTCTATGAAAATATATCTATATTTCACAGACAAGGAAATGATGTTGAAGCTATTAAAAGACAAATAGAAATAGCTAAACATTATGATGAAGTAATGGCTGGAACTTGGAGACCAGAAACTGAAAGAAAATTTACAAGGATAAGATAGAGGGGTAAAAAGCCCCTCCAAACATAAGGAGGATAAAATGGAAGAAAAAAAAAGAAAGGGTTATAAAACCCAGGAGCAGCAGAATGAAGCCAATAAGAGATATAGAGCTACAAAAGAAGGAAAAAAGAATACAAAGCATAGTACTTATAAAAGTCGTGCTAAAGTTTTTATAAAAGAAATGGCAAGTTTTAAAGAGCTGGAAGAACTTAAAAAGTTAATAAAAGAAATGGAGGAATTGAAAATGAAAGAATTAAAAAAATTATATGCTGAATGGAGAAAAGTAAGTGAAGAAATGTTAGAAGATGGATTTAAAGGTTCTGTAGACTGTGGAGATAAAGCAGTAAGAGAAGATTTTAGCAACTATGCAGAACTTCAAAAAACTATTTCTTTTGAAGAAATGCTAGAACTAGAAAAAGAATATAATAAAAAAGAGCAGGATTAATTTCCTGCTTTTTAAAATTATTCTCGGATATGATACATTCAAAATAATTATTAGTTTTATATCTTAAAATTTCTTACAACAGACAAAAAACAGACAATTTAAAATATGTTACGATGTAGTCTATATTAGACTATTATTATCTTATTATCCATTCCTAGGCACCATTTTATTNTTTCTTCCAATCAAAAACAATTAAATATGGGGATATAGCTCAGTTTGGGAGAGCGACGCACTTGCACTGCGTAGGTCAGCGGTTCGATCCCGCTTATCTCCACCATTAATGCCTAGGTAGCTCAGTTGGCTAGAGCATACGGTTCATACCCGTACGGTCGATGGTTCGAATCCATTCCTAGGCACCATTTTATTTATAAGCATTGATGAGTTATCATTAATGTTTTTTTTTATACAAAAATGACAAAAAAATAAGCTTTAATTTTCTTGCTAAAAAGTCAAGAATGTTATAAAATTAAACATAGTAAAAAATTATGAGGTGAGTTATTTGAAAAAAACAAAAATAGTTTGTACTATTGGTCCTGTGACTGAATCAGTAGAAACTTTAAAAGAGCTATTAAATAGAGGAATGAATGTAATGAGATTAAATTTTTCTCATGGGGATTACGAAGAACATGGAACAAGAATAAAGAATTTTAGACAAGCTATGTCTGAAACTGGAAAAAGAGCAGGTCTATTACTAGATACTAAGGGACCTGAAATAAGAACAATGTCTTTAGAAGATGGAAAAGATGTAAGTATAAAAGCTGGGCAAAAATTTACATTTACAACAGATCAATCATTTGTTGGAAATAGTGAAAGAGTTGCAGTAACTTATCCAGACTTTGCAAAAGACTTAAAAGTTGGAGATATGATTCTTGTAGATGATGGTCTAATAGAATTAGATGTTACAGAAATAAAAGGAAATGAAGTTATATGTATAGCTAGAAATAATGGAGAATTAGGACAAAAGAAAGGTATAAAT